AACAGATCCCTGTTTTATATCACCGGGTTCTTCAGCTATTTCCGCGTCCCTCATCATCTCTTCAATTGCAGGCTCGTTATTTGTCGTCATGTGTTCCTCTGCTTTTTATACTCCGGCCCGAATACACTCGCACCGCGCTTCCACTTGTTTCGCTCTTCTATATTGTCCCAGAAAATCTTATTCCAGTCTCTGGGCTTATGTTCTGGTCTTGATGGCGGAGATATGTTCATCTGCCTTGCCATCTCAAGTGCCTCTTCTACCGTGTATAAAGCCTCACCACCGCCCTTGCCGTCAGGCACACCACATATGAGCTGAAACTCATCTCCGAAGAGTTGTGCGTCTCCGATATCCCGTTCCAGCTTTACCCTGCGGTCATTTCGTATGACCGTTACAGCCTGTATGCGCCTGACAGTCTTGGAATCAGGAGCCGGCTGGTTAATCTCAGAGAGATACCAGCACGGCTCATGACCCCATATTTCTGTCGTGGCTAACTCAATGAGTGATGCCACTAACTATTCCTAGACAGTCCAGTCTCTATTTGCTGATACAGAGATATAGTCAACGTAGGCGTATTCAATAGCAGCAGTTTTAGCTTCTACCATAGCTAGTAAACCAACGTCTGTACTTGTGGAAATCGCACCTGTTACCGTCTGCTTCAACACACCGTCAATGTACCAGCGTGCCGTCCCGTTATTGGCAATCTCCAGACGCAATATCTGGAACTCTCCAGCAACCGCATCGTCATCTGCGTCAATGCTGGCAATCGTGGTTTCTCCGGTGGTTGTTCCACCGTTGTAAACCATGATCCAGTCCTCGTCATCGGTAGCCTCAGCGGACAAAAAGAATCCGCATAAATCAGAGGCATGAAGGTTAACTAATAGAGCGTCAGATGCGTCGGCACTAACATTTTCGCCTTCCAGTATTGCTGTATCGCCGTTAACATCTGTAAACCCAAAATAAAATTCCTTGGTATCAAGGTCTGCAAATTGAACCCTGATTTCTGCGGTAATTGGAGCCATTTTTCCTACATCAAATACTAGCCCTGTCGTAAGACCAATAGTATGGTCAGCTTCGTCGGTTGTAGTAAACACTCCGACACCATTAAGACCATCAGATTCCAAAACAGTTATACCCGAGTCAGTTGCTTCGGCTCCCTGTCCAATAACTCTAAATCCTGAACCACCAAATGATCTTCCTACTGCGGTATTGGCTATTATGTCCTCACCTGCGAGGAAGTCCTCGAACATTTCTATCCGACCATTCGCACCATGTACTTCTGCCATTACTTATTTTCCTCCTGAAGCTGTAGCTCCAGTTTTCTTATACGCTTCCTGTAGGGAGCGACTACTTGACTTATATTTCCCGTCTTGCGAGGGATACAGGCTAGATTTTCCAGCCTGTTATCCTCCATATCGCCGTTCATGTTATGAACAACCCAGCCCTTCGGTATGGGACCGTGTCTAGCAGCCCATGTCTCACGACGAGCATTCATTTAGCTGGTAGGTGCTGTAGCATCTGCCTGTACTTCATAGAGCCAGTTACCCGAAGATCTCTCACCATATGCGTACTCGTCATAGTGGTACAAAGCTGTCGCTCCACCACCAAGCTCAGGAAGTCGTTTCGTCTCAACATAAGGCGACCTGCCCTCTACGAGGATAATACCCATCTGGCTGAAGACACCACCCTTTGCAAGGGTTGTGGCAACGATAGGAATGTTGCCGTCTTCAAACACTCTCGCCCCACCAATTGTTCCCCGATACCTGTTCTGGAACGTCTCAGCAGCTATGCCACTTGTCAATGGCGCACCAGCAGTATTAGCAGAACCGGCAGCAGCTCCAAATCCTATGACACCAGGTCCAATCAGCTCATCATCTATATCCTTCAAGCAAAAGCCGTGATGGACAGCATTGATGGGAGCGCTTGCAGGAGCAGGCTCTGTAGTATTGGAGGTAATCTGGTATGCACCAGCCGAAATTACACCTGACGTTAGGGTCGCATCAGATCCAAGAACAGTAGTCGCACCGTCAATGACAGTAAGACCGTCAACGTCCTTCTTTCGCTCAATAGCGTTCTGTGCAAGAGAACCGGTCTGCGCGTAAGCATTGGCGCTGATTCTCAATGCAACCCTGTCGGTGATTACGGTGTGAACACCAATCACTGTCGGGGTGATTGACAAAAGCGTGTCGCTCATCTGCTGTGGGTTATCAAGCTCAGTGCTTTCGGTAACTGCCTGTGCGGAGAGTTTCGCCATCGAAACCTCGTTCCAGACTGTTCCCGTGTTGTCGTCGAGTCTTTGCCTATCGACGAGGTTAGGCATTACGCCTGCAAACTCTCTGACGATTCTCGCAGAAGCGATCATCGTCGGAATAGAATCAGCAAGGCTATCGGTAATTGTATTACCTACTGCCATATCGAAACTCCTATATGTGGTCTAAAGACGGATGCCCTGCTTTCTCAGGATTTCAGCCGCCTGTGCTATTTCGTCCCGTGAGACCGGTGCTTCAGAGTTTCCAAGTCGTGATAGTAAATTGTTAGGACCGGAAGAAGACGGTATCGGCGTCAGATCTGTATCCAACGAATTCACTCCGTGTTCCTCCAGTAACTGTTTCAATCGTTCTTCCAGACTTTCTTCAGTCTTTGTTCGCAGATTCTTTTCTATACCCAGCATCACCTTGGTAAATGCTGCATGAGCTGCATAAAGTCCTGCTATATCATTGCCTTCCCAGGCCGGACCCCAGAGATTACGAAATTCCTCTAGCTCTGGAGATGTTTCCAGGTCAAGACCATGTTCTTGTACCGAAGCATTAATCTCATCAATCATTAATTTGGACGTGCGCTGAAACGTACTGGACTGCTTTCTGGTTGTAGAATTAGTCTCAACCTTTTGCAGATCTTCCCGGAACTGTTCCTCGTCTTGCGTCCCTTGAAGACGGATAAACGCATTAAGCGTATCTGATACTGTACTCAGACCCTCGGAGAGTTGTTCAAATTTTGAGTCGTCTCCTTGCTGTCGCAATCGACCTTGAAGAGCTTTATAGTCATTCTCTCTCTTTGTGTCTCTTGCTTCCAGTTCGGCTATCCGTTCTTGCAGCGATTCCTGAGTGGGTGCCTCACTCTGAATCTGTGGGAATGCTACAGGTGCAGCAGTCGCAGTAGATTCAGGAGCTGGGGAGCCAGTTCCATCACTCGCTGTTTCGTTAGACGGGGGGATATCAAATCCTGCCGTCCCATTTTGAGATACCATACATTTCCCCCTTTTGGGAATAGTGTACTTGCCGTAAGTTTAAAACCTGTCTTAGACAGGTGTCAATTGTTATCGCATACCTGCTGGCTCCGGTTGTGGTGCCAGGTTCTGCATCATCTCCCTGTCAAGATTAAATCTCATATCAACAGCGCCACCACTTTCTTCCCTTAATTCTTCATATTCTGTTATAAGCTGAGGATTGATAGGGTTACCAATTTTTCCCCACATGAATAGTGCTTTTTCCAGATCGTAGTTATTTTTTCTCTCTATTTTGCGAATAGCCGCAATGAGAGGAACAAGTTTTTTAAACAGTAGGTTTTTCCGAGCCGTATCAGTAAGTTCACCGGTTACCGGATCTGTTGCTAAAATACCCTGGTATATATCCTGATCCTTACGGAAATCAGAATAATCCCCAAGGGTGAGATCTTTATCTGCAAAAACCTTTCCAATCTCTTCTAATATAGTTTCACTATCTGAACTTAATCCAATATCCGGAAGCTCAACAGTTCCCTCAATATACTTAATAACATTAGTGGCAATGCCGCTAAAGGGCTGCATCAGCTTGCTGTCTTCAAAGTATTGCCGCTCCAGGGGAGTCATTGATGCCTTGAGTTCAGATTCAAGAATATCTGACTCGTCATTAGAAAGAGAATCCAGGAAATTATTTTTCAGTGTCCAGAAATTATCCCACGCTACTACATCGGGAACGACAGATTTATCCTGTTCTCCTGTAAGCTCATCTTCAGATATGGTTTCTTTATATCCTTCTTCCAGCTCTATGGCATAGTATGCAGAAACAAGAACCCGTCCCTCAAGGATCTCGGGATTTGTCAGTCCTCCGAGCTTGGCTACCTCTCCATAGTAATACTGTCTTTTTTCCGGATCAGCAAAGTGAGCTGCATTTTCAAATCGTTCCTCGGCAGCATCAAATGCACCACGATAACTCGTTCCAAGTTGACGCCTTTCCTCAATCCATTCCCCTGGTGTAATTATTCCTGTTAATGCCTGCTCATCAAGCTGCTGTTGTTTTCTATGATTCTTTTCACCAACAGTACGAAGCTCTGCATGAACCTCACGGGTTTGCTTAGGATCAATTCCAGTATCACGGCCTACATTTTCCTCAATCCTCTTTCGCATATCTCCATAGTGACCCGGATGTAATCTTCTACCTATACCTGAAACTATCGGACCCACAAGAGGAACAGCACCCAATCCTGACGGTATATCAGGACGGTTCAGCTCATAGAAAAAATCTTCCCTTCGTTCAGGGGGCAATTCATTAATGAATTTTGTCCTGTCTCGTGGTAGGGGCAGTTCTTCAAACTGGGCCATTAATTCTGTCATTTCGGGACTGACAAGTGTTGGATCCATCCACTCAAGTATCTGGTCCGATATTCCTGTACCAACACGCCCGGTTCCGCCAAAGGTACTGTAAAAAGCGTGTTCCGCCCTTATTGGTGATATACCCAGGTCCCATCCCAGTCCTGGAACAGTCATATTAAAGCGCTCACCGATTTCCCTGAATGTCCTGTCTGTCCAGGGCATCGCCTGTTCTGCAATCGGCTTGTTTTGCATCTCCACGGGAACAATTTTTCTGTCCCTGAACATATCGAAGTTAACCCCCTGCTGGATGGCCTCCTTTAACATGACCGGAGTTGGAATCTCGTTAATGGGCATCGTGGCGCCAGTTAATGCCTGTGCGTAAGAAGCAAAATCAGATGGATACTCAATATTTGCTCTTTCCATTGCATAGGTGATAGGACTTAAAAACAGCGCCCATTCCCTTGTTCTTGGAACAATGGAAATATAGTTGGGAAGAGGTCGTCCGGTAGCTTTATCTATCTCAGGAGGAAAGAATTTATGGGGAAGCATTACGATTACAGATCCCCAGCGTTCCTCGGAAGGAATATCCTGATATTCCGGATAACCAAGATTGTATTCAGTTAAAGCAGCCTGCCCTCCCATGACAGCTCCCAGTCGCAGTCTCGCATTCGGATTTGCCTTTAAGGCTCTGAATGGTAATTTCACACCTTCCATAGCGGCATTCAGGAATATTACATACTGATTTAGGTTTTTAACGAATTTACCGCCACGGGCAAAGTTCAGTGTTAGCTCTACTGAGTCTGCCGCTGCTTTTCTGGCTACCGGCATCTTGGCTATCTCTTCAGGTGTAAATTTTGATTCCCAACCTTTTCCAAGCGCCCTATCCATCTCTCTCTTGAAAAATGCCTGTCTGGGAGCCTGTTCCGCAGCTTCCCCAACTTTCGTTATGCCAAACCCTGTTTTAAAAGTATCTCTAAAGGCATTGCGAATTACCCTGTTGTAACCGGTTTTGCCAAGCACCTCACCTTCATATATTCCAATGCTGCCGGGTAATTTCGCCTTATATTCCCCGTAGAACCTGGCCTGATACCCTCCGGCAAGACGATGTGCCTGGGATATGCTTTTCTGAGATTTAGTGAAAGATTTTAATAATCTGGCAGCACTTTCATGAGGCAAAATACCCCGTGTTACATACGACGTCAGCATATCGTTCAATATATTGACAGGTATAAAAATAGGACTAACAGTGGTAAATGCAGCACGGCTAATACCGTTAATTCTACCAACCCATGCACCTACATCATCACTACTACTGCGTCTTACATATTCTGATTCCCGTTTCATCCATACAGGAACTTCGTAAGTTACCTGTCTACCATTTTCAAAGAATGAAACAGCTCTCGCAGGATCCGCAGTTTCATCTTGTCCATATTTTCGGAGTCCCTTGATACCTACCGCATCCCCAAGCAAGATCATGGCATGGGCAGCATCATTTTCCATGATCCTTGCTTCGTTTCTAAGAAGTGAATCCCCCAGAAGATCCAGTGGTTTCCGTAGTTTAGTCGGACTGCCTTCCTCTGTCAGACTGCGAATATTGTTATCGTATACGTTAAAGGTTTTCGCAGTACCAACAATCTCTGCCTTTGCCGCTATTTCATCTGATTTATTAACATACTGAATCGGATTGTAGAATCTGTGTTCTGTCCTGAATTTATCAGCAAGTTGACGGCTCATTAGTCCGGATGCCACAAGACGTTCTCTCATGTCATCGTATGCATCCAGTATTACCTTTGAACCTGCTTCAAGCTCCATCCATAGATCCGGGCCTAGCTCGTACTCCATGTCACGAAGCTCTTTTTCTACCATCTCCTTGGTCCATCTTGGTACAGAGTCACCC